CGCATAACGCATACCTCAAGAGTTTACTGGATGGTTGTCAGATATTAAATATACAAAAGAAAAATGGTGAGAGTGTGATACTATGAAGATTAAGCAACTTAATGAGTTAGGACAGAAAATTTTCGAACATCGTTACGCCTATCCTGGCGAGACTAAGTATACTGATCGTTGCAAGGTTATGGCAAAGCACATAGCCTCTGCGGAGTCAGATGCTGAGAAGGAAACCATCGAGAAGAAGTTCTACGATGTTCTTGCCACTGGAGACTTTGTTCCTGGCGGTAGAATTATATTTGGATCAGGGCGGCAGAAGCAGAACATGCTTAACTGCTACGTCCTTGAGCCAGAGGATAGCGTAGATTCAATCGGCAAGGTAATTGCCGACATGTATAAGATTTCTTGCGCTGGTGGAGGTATCGGCTTCAACTTCAGCAAGATCCGCCCAAAGGGGGACGATATTCAGAACATTAAGAACTCTGCCCCAGGTGCTGTATCTGTGATGCAGATGATTAATGAGATTGGGAATCACGTTCGTGCGGGAAAGAATCGTCGCACTGCGTTGATGGCTGAGTTGAATGTTACTCATCCAGACATCGTTGACTTCCTTCACGTTAAGCTAGACCTTGGTCAGCTTACTAATTTCAATATTTCTGTTGCTATTACTGACAGATTTATTGAAGCATGTGAGAATAACGAGGACTGGTATTTTACGTTTAACAACCGTAAGTATTACACCTTTGAGATGACTCGCGTTAGCCCAAAGGGTGAGCGTGAGCAGGTTACGGCTATCGGTTTAGATGAGAATGATGCTGTTGAGCGTGTAAAGCTGCACAACCTGAAGAACTACGGAGATACGTTTGAGAACGTGGTTCGTAAGGACATCAAGGCTATAGATCTTTGGAATAGAATCTGGGAGAACTCAGTTAAGTCTGGTGATCCTGGCATTTTCAACATTGATCTTGCTAATAACTACACTAACGTATCATACTTTGAGCGTATGAATGCCACTAACCCATGTGGTGAGATTACGCTTCCACCATATGGCAATTGCTGCCTAGGCAATATTAATCTTGCCAACATGGTGGACGAGAATGGTGAGTTTGATTGGAAGCGTCTAGCTCAGGTTGTTCGCACTGGAATTAGATTCCTTGATAACGTCCTCACGGTTAATCACTACCCAATTCCAGAGTGCAACGAGGTTGGTCAGCGTTCCCGCCGTGTTGGCCTTGGAGTTCTTGGCATGCATTACATGCTAATTAAGCTAGGAATTAAGTATGGATCAGAGAAGTGCCTAGAGTTCCTCGATAGACTTTTTGCCACGATCCGTGACGAGGCTTACAAGGCTTCAGTTTATCTTGCAAGAGACAAGAAGCCATTCCCTGCGTTCAGTGCTAAGTTTTATCTAGAGGAGAACTTTGCTAAGTCATTGCCAGCTAGAATTAGAATGATGATTAAGGAGCATGGCATCCGCAATGCTGTAATGCTTACGGTTCCTCCAACTGGAACTATTTCCATGGTTCACGGTGTATCAAGTGGCATTGAACCAATCTTCGCTGCTATGTATAAGCGTCGTTATCGTGTCGCTAATACGTGGGCCGAAGAGGTTGTTCTTGATCCTCTATTCAAGGAATACATTGAGGCAGGAAAGGATCTTAGCTTGTTCGTGGGAGCCTATGATGTAACTCCAGAAGAGCACATTAAAGTTCAAGCCACTATTCAGCGTTACATTGATAATGCTATCAGCAAGACTATCAATCTTCCTGAGACTGCTGAATGGCAGGACGTTGCGAAGACGGCACTACAGTATGCTCCATACCTGAAGGGTCTGACAGTCTATAGAGCAGGTTCAAAGGGCATGGAACCACTTCAAGCCATTCCCCTTACTCAAGAAAACATCGCGCTGTATGCGAAGCCTACGCAGACTGCTGAGACTGCATCAGCCGAAGTCTGCCGCATCGGAGATAATTCTTGCGGAAGCTGATATGCCATCTTATACAATAAAGTATGAAAAGGGGGAGAGAGTAATTTACGAGGACGGTCGTAAACTCTCCCCCAAAGAGGTTAAAGCTTACGATAAAGAAAAAGAAGATAACTTTAAAGAGCTTACCATGATTTGCAATAATTGTGGTAAGCATGGTTATTCTCTTGCAAAAAAGAACGGAGAGCCTAGAAAGAAGAAGTGCCCTGAGTGTGGAGAGCCAATGGTGCAGCACTTCAGCGTTCTAGTAAAGAAGGATGAATCTCAAATTAGACGTAAGGTTCAAAAATTTAATCATTATGGAATGGATAAAGATCAAGCGCATGCCTTCTATAATAGTGCAATAGAATCTTCTAAGAAACGAATGGATGGGCTGGGAGCCGCATCCCATTATACTCCAATGGTCCCAGACATGGACTATATGGTAAAAAATGGTATAGCCAAACCTGTAGATCCAGGTGAGCTTTCAAAACAACAAAAGACAGTCACTAACGAAGTAGCTAAAATAGTAGAGAAACGTAAGTCAGTTAACATTAAACGGTCTAACAGTTCACAAACTATAAAATGAGTTATTCATTCTCAGACAATATTCAGCGTGGAATTCTTTACCTTATCAAGCATGATAGGGATTTTTACTCACAGATTGTAGGGCTTATCAAGCCTGAATATTTTGAGTTTCCCTCTTATGCCTTTATCTTTGATCGTATAAAGGGATATTACGACAAGTATAAGACTATTCCACCTGATGACATTCTTCTTGAGGATATCAAGAAGAGCATTCCCAAGGGTCAAGATTTCTCAGATTATGAGGAGGACATTCTACAGATCAATAACATTGATCAGAGTGTTCTTGATAATCGTGAGTTTGTTTTGGATCTTGTAGAGGATTACGCCAAGAAGCAGGCCATTTCTCAAGCGATCAAGGAAAGCGTTGTTCTCCTTAAGGAGAATCGAATCGCCGAGATCGAAGAGAAAGTCCGTCAAGCTATGTTAGTTTCTAGAGAAGTTAACGTAGGCCAAATTTACTTCGACGATGTTGAAGCTCGTTTTCATCGTCAGTTTGATAACAAGGAAAAGAAGCGGTTTCAGACCGTTTTTGATACGCATAATCAATTCTTGGATGGTGGGCTCTGTGCTAAAGAATTAGCCATGGTTATCGCTCCTCCTGGTGTTGGAAAATCTCTTTACCTTGTTAATCAAGGAGTAACTGCCATCAAGGAGAACAAGAAAGTCCTCTACATTTCTTTGGAGATGGCAGAGGATAAGATTGCTCAACGATTCGACTCTATTCTTACTATGGTTCCAACTCATAGGTTGAAGGAGATGGGGTCATTTCCTACAGTTAAAGATCGCCTAACTAAGGTAAAGGCTAAGTATGCAGACTCAAGGCTTATCATCAAAGAGTTCCCAACAGGGCAACTCACGGTTAACCAAATTAGGGCACTTCTTGTTCAACTTAAGTTGCATCATGATTTTGTTCCCGATGTTCTTATTGTGGACTATCTTGAGCTTCTGCGTCCTAATCGTGTCATTGATGCCGAGTATCAGGCGCAAGAGAGAATTGCCCAGGAACTTCGGGGTCTTGCCATGGAGAGCAATATACTGGTTTGGACCGCTACCCAAACCAACAGGCAAGGGAAGAAGGTATCTACCATCACAGACGCAGAGCTAGGCGATTCTTATGGCAAGATTCGTCCTGCTGATTGGGCTATCTCTTTGAATCAGACGCAGGAAGAATACGATAAGGGTAGAATGCGCGTATATGTAGTAAAGGCTAGAGACTCTAAACAGCATTATACTATTCACGGCGGGGTTAACTATACTAACTTAACCATGGAGGAGATTAGTGCCTCTGAGGTTCAAAGTGAAGACGCTGAGGAATAAAAGTTAATTTTTAAACACAAAGCCTATAATATAGTATGCGATTTTATCCCAAAGAAAACTTAAGTAAGCTAGATCCTGAAGCTTACTTCGAACTTACTCAGGAACTTTCTCATATTGACAAGAATGATATAGTTTCTGAGCTTGTTAACCATCCTTCCATCTACTCGTATTACAATGGGCTAATGATTGTGCAGAAGGGCAAACTCGACAGATTAAATAATAACCTGTTGCATTTTTACTCTTCTGTTCGCAAGGATGAGTCCGACAGTAACCGATCCAAGGGTGGAAAGGCTACTGCGGCTTACTTGGACGATTTCGTAAACTCTAACACTGAATACTTAGAATTTAAAAATAAAATTCAAGAAGAAGAACAAATCTACTTGCTTTTGAAGTCGGTTTGCATTATGCTAGATCACAAGAAGGATATGTTGATTCAGCTTAGTGCGAACCTCAGATCCGAAACAAAACTTTACAACCATTAAAATTAAGGAAAATTTATGAATCTCAACGAACTCCGTAAGAAGCACGAAGAACTCCTTCAAGGAGGACAGCAGAAGTCTAGCTCCGGTGGCAAGCTGGAGAACTACCTCAAGGTAGAGCCTGGGAAGAACATCATTCGAATCCTGCCTTGGAAGGACGATTCGAAGCAGTTCTTCTCTGAAGCCGTTATCCATCGGTATGAGTCTGAGGATGGACGAATTCAGAACTACTACTGCCGCAAGACTCAGCAAGAGTCCTGCCCAATGTGCGATTTCTACTTCGACCTTTGGAAGATGCACAAGGAGCTTGGACTTCCACCAAAGACGAAGAGCAAGTTCGGTGACCTTGCAACTAAGATCAAGGGAACTCCTCGTTACTACTTGAACGTAGTTGATCGCCGCCATCTGGAAGCCAATCCTGAAGATGTGACTGGGGCTGTAAAGATCTTCAGCACTGGTCAGAAGGTTTTCAAGAAGATTATGGACGGCATCTTCAACTCCGATTACATGGATGAGAGTGATCCCGACAATACCACTGTTCTTTCTCTCAAGAAGGGTAACGACTTTGTTCTTGAGCTTGGGAAGAGCGGAGAGTTTAATAACTACGATCAAAGCACTTTCCGCATCAAGAAGACTCCCGCCGGAAACGACCGGGAGATCCGTGCTTGGATGGAGAGTATGCACGACATTCATGCCCTAATCAAG